CCACCTAGTTCACGATCATACCTGTTTTGTTTGAATAATTCATAATCTTCTTCATGGAGATCATACCTTGGTGCATTCAAAAAGGTTGTTATTTGTGATGGTCTCATCCATTCTGGTTCTAGTGCTTTTTTACGATCCGCTCCAACCCAACTTTCTATTTCGTGGCAAATGTTGTTCAATTGCCTTATTGCATATTTTGTTTCTAGGTCAGCCTGTTTGTAATAATCTGATAGTTGCCATGCTGTTCCCTGCAATTTTTCAAAATGATTATGTAGAACGTTACATGCTTCGTGTTTCAGTCTTTTGCCCAGTGTGGTTGAAATATTCCATTCTACCCCGTTATCTGTGTGTTTCTTAATACCTTTTCCAATTGGGTGTCTAGAACTATATTGAAAGTCGTCCACACTGAAAGGATGTATTCTTTCATAGGCAGGAGAGAAGTTGAAGGAGTTGATGATCTCAACACTATGGTTAAGTTCATTGACCAGGTGTCTAATATTTCTTTTCGAATCAGCCCAACCTAAAAAACAAAAGTTCTTTTCAAGTATTCTTTTTTTTAAAAGATTATCTTTAAGTGCATCAAAGAATCTTGCTCCTAACGGAGTATAATAAATGTCAATTTTGACAGTCTTATTAGTATATTCTATTAATAATTTATTTTCTAGAGTAGATGGCACTGTTTGCTCCGTGTTCCATGCACTCTACACTTTCAACATAGCATCTGTTGTTTGTGTTGGCTCTTATAATGCTGTCAGCACAGTCAAAGGCGTGTTTGGCAAACTTCTCTGCACCAACTCCGTCCATGACCACTATACTTGCAAGATCCATTTCCTCGAGCTCCTTGAATTTATCCAAGTGCGGATCGTTTTCATCCAGCACCAGCTTATGGTCAAAACTGTTTTCTAACCATTTCTTAAGTGGCTTGAGTGATCCAAAGTCCACCGCCCAGTTCTTGTTATCCAGTTCCTTGCAACCAAATGTGAATCTGAATGCTAGGCTGTATCCGTGAAGCAAATGGCAGTGTGAATGATCTGCGTTGGGTTGTCTGAACACACAGGCCAGTCCAATGTTGTGGCCATATGTTTTAGTTGAATAGTAAGTCATCGTTTCTCCTTGTTTTGATGACTTGCAGAATGTTTAAAGAGGGATGAAAGTCTTGAAGTCCTCTCGATCATCAGTTTAACTTTTTGTTTATCTTCTGATCTAGGTCTATCTGGAACGCGGCATCTCTGATACGCTCCGTAAGTTCGTTTGGTATATTTAATTCTCCGTCTATGATACTTTTAAGAAAGTGCACCAATACCGTGAATTCTGGCCTGTTTGAGACAGTCTCTGGATCGATCCCGTTTGTCTCCATGGCGTTGAGCATGGCCTCTGAAGTATCAATCAGAGCCTGCATTCCTTTACTGTGTTTTTCAAAATGTGGCATTATGTTATGATACTAGGTTTCTTCGGCACTTCAATCTTGCTAAACACCCTGTTGTATTCCTCTCTTATTTTGTCATTGATATATGCTATAGACGTGATCTTGTCTTTTGATATATTGATAGGTTGATCTTGCTTGGCAGTGGAGAAAAATGTTCCAAACGCCAGTCCTTGTGGTCCTTGCATCAGCACCAGAGCCTTTTCGATACTGATGTATGAGTCAGTTCCGGTTTTAAAATTAGCAATCACTTCTTCGCCTGAAGCAAGTTTAAGAGTTACTAGATCTCCATCTTTTATATTTTCAAACATATCCATATTATAAACTATCCTGTGATATTGTCAATGTATTTCTTCAATTCCTTGTCTTGAACATCAGGCGGAATAAAATTATTAAAAAATATTTGGTAACTGTCAGAACCGTATTTGCCAATGCCATGCAATTCGCTGGCTTCTTTCCGATCCCATGTGAGGTACTGCTCAGTCATTTTTCTAATACGTTTTGATCTAACCTCCCACATGCCTAAGGGTTTCAATATCTTTTGTTGAGTCGCTAACCTTCCCCGTAGATATGATTCTGGGCTTGGATACTTTGTGAATAATTTTGGTAAAACTAACTTAACTTGTTTTCTGTAAGTAAGATTCAAGCACATCACAGACACCATGTGTTTCCACCTTTTATATGGTGCTTTAAGTTGTTCTTGAACCATCAGATTATCTAACATTGGCTTCATAACAAAATTATATAATGGATTAATTTTTTGTCAAGCTGTTAAAGTAGATAGCTCTGGCCAAAGTCTATGGAAATAACCAACATTATTGAAAATACTTTCATTACGATCCAAGAAAGTTTTTAGATTTTGTTTGACGGTCGGTTGGGTCTCTGTCGAAACCACTTCAAAAGTTTTAATCTTGTTTGTAAAGTAAGTCTTCTCCAGATCAGTGACATCTGTTTTTAGATAACTTTTTATTTCACTGATTACTTTGTCAAGAACATCTCTGCCATAACCATCCAAGGAAAGTTCTTTTGGGGCCGAATAGTCCTGCCACACAATTTCAATGTATTTTCTGTATGGATTAGGTTGCAGAAACTTGTAAGGAAAATAATTTATTGCTTCTTTGGTGAAGTCTTTAAGTTCACACAGGTGCGTGGCATTCAATAAGTGAAACAGACTCATGAATTGTATTTCATGATCGTTATTTTCTGGTGGGTTACGCACTTCCTTTCCTAATATTTTAAGATTATCTATTAAACTTTGCCATTTAGATCCTTGTCTGACATACTCATATCTATCTTCTATATTTTCTAAACTTATATGCCAACTTACCTTTCGTCTCTTGCATAATTTTTCAAAGACTTTACTTTTTGTTACGTCAGAGCTGAAATTGGTTATGACCTGAATCTTTACATTCGTTGGAATCACATCTAAAAGATCCGCATTTTCTTTAATCAGCAAAGGTTCACCACCCACCATTGCCACGGTTTTCAAATTAGATCCGTTGTCCATGAAAAAACTTGTAATTTTTTGTTTGTTATCTTGTCCTATTTTTGTTTCTTGTGAATTCTTAATCGATGCCCATTTAGAGCTGAATACTGGATTACAATAAACACAAACACTATTGCACGTGTTGTTCCATCTTGCATCAAAAAGGACCGGATATTGATATTCTTGCGTGGCTGTGTTAACATCAAAGTCTTCGTTCAGTGAATTATGCCAATCTTGCTCAGACCGAAGACCATCCTTTTTAGCATTAATACAAAATTTGCAGTAATCTTCTGGAAGTACACCTTTTTTGATACTTTCTCTGACTTTCTTTAATCTATCATGGGACAGTGCTGATTCAATTGTGTCGGTATTGATATTGCCTAGTTTGAACCCACCTGCACAACAGGTAGATATGCCTCCATCAACTTGTATATGGAGTCCGCGCCATGGTGCTGAACATATGCTATTCATCTTTTTTGTTCAGTTGTGAGTTGATCCATTTGGCAAGACCCTGATAGGTGTCCTGGAAAACATTTTTGTGGCCCTTCCATTCGTCAGGCATTTTCCAATCTTCCTCGTTGACGATGATCCACCTGCAATCTGAATGTTCAAACAACTTGTTGAATTGATATATCCAATAACTTGGGTCAACAGGCCTCTTAATGTATGTGTAACCTTGTGATCCTTTGTATATGTTGTTGACATTCTCAGGCTTGTTGTCTTTACCAAGTCCCCATAGGTCCATACCAACTAGGAATATTGCCTTCGGCTTGAAACTCATCCCAACCAATGCGGCAAACTGTCCGGTGCCCCAGTGGAAAGGTTGGTCTTGTCTTTTGTCGCCTTCGTATGGTAAATCAGGCACCTGCTTTACGTTTGGCCAAAAAGCGAATTGTTTGTACCAATTTTCTCTGGTAAAGATAGTGGTATTTTTACCACAGGTGTTTGCGGCCTCCTGGCACATATGCCTGTCAACACAGACCACGTAGTCGAGATTATGGTCTCTGAACAGGGCGTTGCAACCAACCATTGTGGTAACGTTCTTCAGTGGCGTGATGTCGAATCCCCTCCTGCTTTCACCATTGCCTATCACACTTACATACTTGGTCATAATGCTATTTAATCACCCCTTTAAACGCACACAGATGCACGTACACTGCTGGTAAAGGCTTGAGTGGACAACGTTGTACATCTCACTCGTTTTCATTGATTAAATGCCATACGGTACGGTATTTGTCCCAGGCTTTTTGCAGGGTTGGAAATTTCCTTCTTAACTTTATTGCTCCAACTCCTACCATTTCCTGTTCTGTTTCAGCTTCGATATTGTCCTTGGCTATCTGAGATTGTTCTACCAAAATCCTGTCACCATTTGGTAATTGTTCATACACAGTTTCTCCCCCGTCTGGCGAAATGTAAATTGGATTTTTTCTTCTTCTTTTGGTCATTAATAGTATTGCTTATGATCGGCTCCCGGGTGTGCATGTCTAAGTCCGCCTTTATGGTCAGCATCACCGTTACGTCTTGGTATGAAGTGTATGTGCGGCCACATTATTGTCTGTCCAGCACACTCACCAATGTTCATGCCGATGTTGTACCCGTCCATCTTGCCTTTTTTTACCCACTCGCTTCCGCAATAATATGCCAGCTTGTATGCTTCACCTACATATACTGGATCATCTTTCTTTGGAATAAAAAGGGTGTGGCCTTTTGTGCAAGGATATTTGTCTCTGAAAACGCCAACGAACTGGTTCTCAAATATGGGCGTGTCGTTGCCTAACCAAGTGGCTTCTTCGTATCGATCTATAATTTCAAATGGCTTCTTGTAGATAGGTTTTTTTGATTGCATTGGTTTTTATTATTCCTATCTTAATATTACTAGAATTTGGTTTGTGATGCAACCTTATTTGATCCCACACTTTGGTTTTTGGCACAGATGGATTGTACTCGTGCAAGTTCAATAGATTAACCAAGGCCTTTCTAACTTTTTCAGCTCCACCGTGTTTTTTGCATGTGTCGGATCTGCCAACATGAACAATTTTTGTACCTATTTTAATCTTGTATACACAACTCAACCTTACCCATTTTGTTTTTGGATTTTTATTGTGCCTTATTTTATATTCATCTATCGTGTAGAGGTCCTCAATACTATACCAGTTAATATCTGACATTTTTTATTCCTAGTTGCTTGTAAACTTTTTGAACTTTTTTGGCCTGGAAGTAACAGTCCTCCAAGGCGTTGTGCAGTCCAGTCCTTTTTTCATTTGGATCTCTTGGAACCAAAGAAAATAAAGTTCTCGAATCTCTGATTTGCCAGTAGTTCCATGGCACAGGTATTCCCATCTGTGTATAAAAGTTTTGCAGTATTGCATAATCAAACAAAGGACCTTGGCACCAAAAAACGTCAACACCAACACACCATTTGTTTATTGTCTTGACCATTTGGTCTAATGTTATCCTATCTTTGTCTCCCAATGCTTCTTCCATAATTTCAGGGTCTTGTTTGCCCCACCAATCTAATGTGTCCTGCATTACATCTCTACCCATTTGAGTTTGTGAATCAACGTCTACACGAAAGTACATACCCTGAGCTGGCTCGGCCATTGTGAATGGATCAAACTTTACTCCACCTACGGTCAGTATTGTAGCGTCAGGATTTGTTGAAAGCGTTTCCAGATCTATCATTGCGTGGATCATACACAATTATACTATGGAAATTTGGTAATGTCAATTAGACGTCAGATGATGGCTCAATTGAGAAGCTTAATTCTGGTTCGCCACCATTATCAATGTATATTTTGTATTTTACATAGTCTTGCTCATTCAAGCATTGTATTTCACCTGCCGTGTTTGCATACACCTCCTGCATGTATCTGCTAACAGGGATGGCCTGAGCCATGCACTCGTTGTAGCTGTTGAATTGAGCAGTGTCAAAAATTGCCGTACAGGTATCTTCTGCAAAACATATGATCATAACCATAAGAAACTTCATGCAAATATTTAAATGGAAAACGTCGAAAGTTATCTGACTATTTTTTATCTTTTTTTTGTCGGAAAGTACGCACTTTTGTTTCAAGTCTTATAAGATCGTTGTCGAGCATTCGAACTCTATCAATCAGTTTAATAAGTGTGGCAGAGGTTGAACTTAATTTAGGAGTAATTTCAGTTGTAATGTGCTTCCAAAGGTACCATATGAAATATGCAAGGAAGAATACCGCAACAACAGGAAACCCGTAGTCCTGTATTATACTAGTCACTGTCATGCTTTTACTTGCTAGATCCATTAATCTTTCCTCGCATCCGTTTTGCCGTCCGCCCTGGCCACCCTATCTGTGTCTATTGGTATGCCTAGTTGCTCAGAAACTTGTTGATCTATTTTAATAATATCATTGTTCATGGTTTTTATCCTATTGTCAAGTTGCTGTATGACCGATTCTATAAATTTTATTGAATTCACTATGCCATTAAGAATATACTTTATTATAAACAGTATGAACACACCCATACCTACGGAAGCCGCAATTGGTAATCCTAATTCTGCTACTAGTTTGAAAAATTGGTTCATTATGTGTGTATTTAATCTTTAATGGTGTACACTTTTATTTCTTCAGTTTTGCCCTTGACCGTGATGCTGTCAATGTAATCAAATGGGTAAACATTTTCGATTGTGTGCCTTGTGTCCTCACCTATCACTATGGTCTTGCCAAGTGTTTTACTTGAACTTTCCAATCTACTTGCTAGGTTTACTGCGTCGCCAATCACAGAGTAATCAAACCTCTGATCAGATCCCATATTACCAACGAGTGCGTCACCTGTGTTGATTCCTATTCCTATATTGATCTGTGGCAGTCCTTCTGCCTGGAGATGCATGTTTAATTCTGCCAGTGCCACTGTCATTTCAAGGGCACTCTTGACTGCCATCTGTCTGTGCTTTTTATTTTCTATTGGTGCATTCCAGAAAGCCATGATACAGTCACCCATGAACTTGTCTATGGTTCCACCATTGGCAATTATCACATCTGTCATACGTGTCAAGAATCTGTTAATAAGTTTTGTAAGTCCTGCAGGGTTGCCTTTGTATTTCTCACTGATGGGTGTAAAGCCTCTGATGTCACAGAACAAGAAAGTCATGTTTCGTGTTTCACCACCAAGTTTTAATAATGATGGATCCTTCTGTAATTTTTTAACCATGCCAGGATCTAGATAGTGTTCAAATTGTTTTTTAATTTGTTTCCTTAACCTGCTTTGTGTAGCAAAATTATTGTATGTGCTGTGCGACCAAATCAAAAAGACAGAAAGTATTATCCAAGACGCATCAACCAAGAATCCTTTGTTTGCGTATGCCATGAATGCTCCGTAGGCAACACCTGCCTCTACAAATAATAAAAGAGGCACGGCTAACAAAACACTTGTTCTTGGCAAGACCATTATTAACAATAACAATAAAAATGCCATGAACACAATCTCATATGTGTCTGCCTGTGGTGTTCTAACCAGATATTTGCCTGTCAGTAATGTATCCAATGCCTGGGCAGTGATGTTTTGATCAGTGTAAAGCCCATGTGGTGTGTATTTCAACACACTCAATCCAGCGGCATCCAATCCCACAACAACAATCCTGTTTTTAATCTTGTTCTCGTTGAAGTTATCCGTTAGGATGTCGGTCGCTGACATGTTTACATACATTTCTGGGTCAGCATAATTTATATACATTTCTGCATTGTGGTTCACAGGTATGCCGGCCTTCTTGCTTACAAGAACTTCGTCGATGCCATGTTCTTTTGCAATAACTTTGATTCTTTTAGAACCGTTTAACAATCTTACATTTTCTAAAATCATACTTGGATAAATTTTTCCATTGATCCTTATGAGCACTGGCATTTTCCTCACAACAGCATCTGGCTCCGGAGATGTTACATTTACTCCCATGCCTGTTGCCCCTGCCGAAACTTTTGGATGTGGGGCCACTATGCCTGCATACTCGTACAACCATGGTTTCACATTACCTTTCTCTATGATCTGTGTAGTACTGGGTAAATTAGTGTCTGTGGTATTTTTAACACTCATCATTAACACTGCCCTCTGTGACTCTTTCAACACAGTTGAGAAAACTGCGTCTGTGTCTAGAAGCACTTCACCTAGTTGTATACGCATTTCGTTGGTCATAGGCATTGACTTGAGATATTCAACACCACTCATCCTGTCTGGTTCTGCAAAAAGAACATTATAGTTCACAAGTATGGCACCAGCATCTGCTATCTTGGCATGGAGCATGGCCATTATATGCCTGGGCCATGGCCACTGTCCATAAGTTTTTAAATCTTCTTCTGTTATGTTTACGACTGTAACAGAATCACTTAACTTTTCTCTTGGCTGTATTATCTGGAAATTGTCCCAAGTTTTGTATCTTAAAATCTTCACAGCGTCGCTGTTGTCTATCCTCACACCCAGTAAAACTACGGCGAAAGCAACCACCATCCATATGCTTGTTAATATTTTCATTTCTGTTTCATTCCCATCACTTCTCTTAAATTCTCTCTGTAAGTTTTTCCATTACCCCAATCCATTAAAGCGATTAAACTGCATATAGGAAAAGTCATTACGTAAAATACAGGTGCAACTATGATGTAAACAATTATCCATTTCAATATTTTCATCCTAATTCTTTAAGTCCTTCAAGTATGCCAAAGGTCACGCCAAAGAACAGCGAAAGACCTAGCATTATCACAGGACTTAATAACCATAGGTACCAGTAGTAACGGAATATGTTCTGTCCTCTTGCCAGTCTAATTTTTCTTTGATCAAGGAACCAATGAACTATTCTTTTAATAAAATTCTTTACGTGTTGGTTTACAAATTTTGCCAGTATCCAACGCACCACCCTCATAACAATCAGTATTGGAGAGCTTAAAACATCAAACACAATAAGGAATATATCAACACTGAGATCAACCATGTTGTCCGCGGTCATGGCCTTTCGCCATCTTTCTTTTATAGATAGTTTCTTATCCATTAACCTCCCCCGAATCCTGTCCAGTTCCATGGATCTTTAAATTTGTCCTCAACTGATTTGTGTGGTTTGACTGTGCATCTTATACACAGTCCAATCAATATTCCTATCAAAAACCAACTCAACATTATCTCTCCTGTAGTGCCATGCCTATTCCGTTGTGGAAAGGT